ATGCCAAAACCACACCCCTACAAGAAAAGCGACGGCACTATAACATGGCGCGTCCGCTTCCGACTCGCACCAAACGCCAACCCCGTCAGCGAAACGTTCACCACCTATGAGGCCGCCCACGACTTCGCCCACCTCATCGACACCGTTGGCCCCGTAGAGGCCCGCCGCATCCGCGACGCCACCACCACCCACCCAGGCGGCCTCACACTCGCCACCGCGTTCACCCAATACCTCACCCACGTCGCCACCTACACCGAACCAGACACGCCACACCGGTACCGGATCGTAGCCGAACACTCATGGCTGCCCACACTAGGCCACTACCCCATCAACGCTCTCACCCGTGCGCACGTAACCGCGTGGCTCGCCAAACAGCGCGCCACACCCACCTACAAGGGCACCCCGCCCGCCGCGAAAACCCTCAAAAACGCCCACAGCGTCCTATCCTCCACCCTCCAACACCACGTCACCATCGGGAACCTAGAGACCAACGTCGCGAGGGGTGTCAAGCTCCCCAAAGCCACCATCAACACGCGCCCACACGTCTACCTCACTCCGGAACGCTTCACCACCATCTGCGCCCACCTCGACGGGCAAGACCTATTCCTAGCCCGGCTCCTATACGCCACGGGGATGCGTTACAGTGAGGCGACAGCGCTCACGCCTGCGGACTTCACGCTCGACACCACACCGGCAACCGTGCGCGTGTGGCGCGCGTGGAAACAGACACCTGACGGACCCCGGCTAGGCACACCAAAGACACGCAAAAGTGAGCGCACAATTACGCTCCCGGCCGCGTTCGCCCGTGAAGCCGCCGCCTACCTCGCCACCCTCCCGCGCATGGAGCAGGTGTTCACCGGCACGGGCGGGGGACTCTTACCTAATCGGGCGTGGCGTGACGTTTGGTACGCGGCGTGTGCCCGCGCGGGCGTTGAGCCACGGCCCACAATCCACGACCTGCGCCACTCCCACGCATCCGAACTCATCCGCGCCAGCGTACCCCTACCCATCATCCAAGGCCGGCTAGGCCATGAAAGCATACAAACAACCGTGGACACTTACGGGCATTTGGCGTCGGACGCGGGCAACCTCGCAGCGACCGCTATCGACAACGCACTCAACGGCCAATAAAACAAGCGAATAGGGGCGGGCTAGACAAAACATGTGTCTAACCCGCCCCCACAACAAACAGCGCGCGTTACTTCTTCGGCTTCCCCACAAACAACGCCCACAAACCACACGTGCAGAAAGTCATGACCCACCACATCATGCGCTTAAACGGGGACGCGCCACGTATCGTCACATCTGCCATTTTCGTGTTCCTCCAAATCAAAACCCGGCACTTACCTTAGGTAAAGCCCATGCTACGAGACACGCCCGCCCACCTGCAACGAACAGCGCGCAAAAAAGGGGGCCTAACCCTCAAAGGTTAGACCCCCACCCCATAATCGAGTGTCAGCAAGAAAATGGAGATGTAACGATCATACATCACAAACTCTCGTAGACCCTAATCGCGGCGCGAACAGTGGACTCATCAACTCTAAGTTCACGGGCGATAGCGACCGGCCCCGCCCCCTGTTGTTTCAACGCCCACAGTGCTTCAGCGCGCGCGTCGCGTGCCATGCGCATATCGTCCGCCGCCTGTTCAAAACGGGCTTGCGCCCGTCGTGCCCGCTCCCACGACCCGGCTGTTCCCTTACGCTCCATAACGATCACCCCCGCGCGCGTAGAACTCGCCTAGCATGTCCTCCAGGCCACGATCACGCACCGCGCACGCCATTGTCACAAACTCCACGCACGCCGCATCATCCCCACCGGCAACAACCCGCCCGGCCTCATCCTCATCCAACGCCCAATACTCGGCAACACTAGCCCCGGCCAATTCCGGCAGACGGTCGAACAAACACAGCTCTCCCGCCCTCGCCAACTCGGCGCGCTCATCCACGCTCACCCCGATCATGCGACCACCTCCACAGTGACCCGGCTTGTAGGCACATCGTAGGCGTCCGTGAGATAAGCGCGCATCTCGGTGGCGGTCATCGCCCGCGAACGATCTTCCACCCATTTCTCCCAACCGTGGCTCTCCCATTCTTCCAGCGCGCCAGTGTCACCCGCCGCCCTGCAAGCCGCGTCTACCGCCCGGTACTCATCGTGCTCAAGCCACCACTCATCAAGGTGCCCACGATCAGACACCACGTGAGAGAACGGCCCCCCGCTGAGGTCAAGCACTACCCGCTCGCCTAGCTCGCGCCCATCACTGACGATCAGCTCACGGGCCTTACCTCCGTCAAGCATCCAGAACTCTATTCCGCTAATTGCTACTCGAAACATTGCCATCATTCCTATCCTTCCCTACGGTTTGATAACGACCCCTACTTGGCGCTATCCTATCCCTTGCCTTACTTTTGTGGCCGGTTAGTTACCGTGCAACCGGCCAAAACACGCCACGCGCGGCAGTCGTCACGCCGCCATCGCCACCCCCGCGCCTGTCACCATTGCCAAGTCGTCCATGATCTGACGAACAGCGCGCGTCACAGCATCCTGCACGCCAGCAATTTTACTTGTATCAAAATCAGACCACCGGGCCACGTAAGAGAAAGACTGATCCCCACTATCAAGCCCGAACATCCCCGCGATAATGTACGCCACGCTCTCAGCCTCCAATTCTTTCAACTCACGACAAACAACGCCATCGCGCTCTCCCAGGTGACCGCACACCACATGCCCTACCTCATGCGCCATCGTTTTCGCCTTATCCGCCAAGCTCATGTGACGATCAATCTCAATACGCATCTTCCGTTTCGTCTCACCATCCAGGGACATGTGCATTTCTGCGACCGCCCTCCCGCGCGCCGTCCCACGGATCAGTGTTTCTTCCACCGGAATGCCGTAGTGAGCCGCCAACCGGGTAAGAGCCTCATACACCCCACGGTCGTCCATAGAGCCCAATAGCGGCCAACCCCCACCCCGCTCCGCATACACGCGACGGCGAACAACCTCCAGCGGCTCCCCCTCCGTTTGAGCAATGTCAAACACTGGCACCGCTTTAAACGCCATAAAATTAACCTCCTCGGCGTCCGCCGGGTGATCCTCGCGCGCCCCGTAGCGGTTTCCCTCACCATCACGCCAGTAATGAACATTGATGGGCGCGAGAATCTTGATTGCCTTTTCGCCCTTACGCACCTTACGCCCGTATTTCTTCCACTGCTTAAAAGACGCCACCAGTGTCGCCGTCCAGCCGGTCTGTAGGCCTATCAGCATTTGGTTATTGGCCGAGTAGTGATAAAAGCTAATCGCGGTGTCCAACCACTCCACATAGCCCCCCGCGCCCTCAACTTTGGCCGCGCCCTCAACAAGCAACTCGCGCAACCGCGCAATTTCATTCTCGCGCCGCTCTTTAGCCGCCGCCCGCTCATCCTCACTCATATCTGCCCATTTCGTAAACTTACTCACGATCAAACGCCCCTATCTATCCTAAAAAGTCTCTGCTCCGTCTTGCCTTTGCTAGCTCTTGCCCGTGGGCAGTGGTTATAGCTCGCCCATGATCCGCCGGATCTCACGGATAAGCACTGGCGCTTGCTCGGCCCATTCCAGATGCTCGATCTTGCCCACAATGGCCACGATCTCATCCAGCTGATTCTCCGACGGCAACTGCTCCCAATCGGCCAGACTTAGCCAGCGGGCCAGGTCGTCACCACACCCCCGACGCACATAATCCTCGCGCTCCGCCACCACGGAACGATCATCTTCATTTTTGAACAATTTTCGTGTTTCCTTTCGATCACGGCACCGCCCCTAATGGGTAAACAAACTGAACGGGGGCAGTTTAGACACATGCCCAGGTGCGCGCACTAGGTGCTAGCCCCCTAGTCAGCCCAACCCGGCATCGGGTACACAACATCTTCAACATTGGGGTCAAACAGCTCCGGATCACCCTCAATCCGGGTGATGCTCCCAATGCGCCCCTCGAAGTTGGCCGTCACGTAGTCGAAAACGTACCGATCGTTGTCGGCGTCGTACCGGGCCAGCGTCCCGGCAACCCAATCACCAAACTGGCCCGCCGCCTTAACCACCGACGCATAATCCTCGGCGTCCTCGACCCGGAAGAAGTCGCCCACGCAATCCAGCATGAACGAATGGCCCACGATCAGATCGTAAAAGGTGGGCGGGAACAGGTCGGGGAACTTCGCCCGCGCCCGCTCCACGTCATCGGGGAAGAACAGGAACGTGAACTCAGCCACGGCGCGCCTCTCCCCTGACGGGCAGGTGTTCGCGATGCGGTAGGGAATGTACCCCTCGCGCGTGTACTTGCGCGACACACGATCACCCCCGCGCGGGGTGATGTAGCACTCGTACCAGGCGCGCGTGACCACTTCCGCCGTGTACTCGTGGCGCACTTTCGACCACTTACCGGACGGCGTGCGATACTCACACCACCGCTCGACCACCGCGTAACGGGCATCATCAATCTTGAACATTTTCGTGTTTCCTTTCGATCACGGCACCGCCCCTCACGGGCGGTACCCCCGTGCCACGGGCGGGAATCGAACCCGCCGCAACGGCCAACCAAGCCCGTGGCTACCAGTGTTTTTGCTACTTCTCACCCCCGCCCGTGAGCGCTTCAAGCAAGGACGCGGAACGCTTGCCCTTGAGCGTGCCCGTGGCGTACTCCACCGCGACAGTCGGGGCCAGCCCACGATCAAGCGCGCGCCCCAACCGCTCGCGCATCTTGGCGGTGAGATTAGGCACCCCCGCGAAACGGTCCACCTGCTCCACCTGCTCCACCGGCGTCGGCTCCACCGGGGCGACCAGCGCGGCCTTCAACCGCTCCACCTCAGCCCTAGCCGCCTCCAGCTCGCCCGCTAGGGCATCCCGCTCTGCTACAAGCGCCGGGCGGTCAACCTCCACGCGCTTAACCTCACCGCCGGGCGTCAGCACCTTGACATCGGGCGCATCGCCCCCCATTGCATCCGGCCCGCCCTTAAAAGGCGCAATCAGCACCTGCACGGGGCCAAGACGCCACCGCATAATTGACAACCTGCCCCCGGCACCGTCGAACGCGAGTCGGCAGTCACGGCCCGCCCCCATATAGGTGCGCATCCGCGCAAAAGTCGCAAGAAACTCTGGATCGACCACCGTGTGACCCTCGCTAAGCTCCACCGTAGATGGAACAACCCTCTTAACCTCGGGGAACTTGCGATTAATCAGCGCACCACCCATTGCAAGGCCAGCCCCGGCGTGTGACAGCTCCCACGCACCCGCCTCAAGGTCAAACACGCCGACGATCATCGGATCAGCTGAACGCCGTGCCGCGCTAGCCAGCTTTTTCACGGCATCCTTGAACGCCCGCGCCGGCACTAGGGCTTCACAGGCCTCGCCCTCACGGATCACCACATCGCCATCAAGATCAGCGAAGCTCTTTTCCACGATAGCCAGGCGGTAGCGGTCAGTGGCCACCGCTTCCACGCCCTTAGCGCTCATATCAAGCCGAACCGTGGCCAGCTCGGGGAACACGGCGTCGGTGCTAGCACAAAACGCGGTCGCCGCAAGCTCCAGCCAATCGCTTCGGCCCATCTCGATCTTGAACATTTTTTCTCCAATTCTCTTTGCCGACTTTTGCCGGCCTTTCTTGCTGACATGATTTACTATAGCGGGGCGCCCCCCGCGCCGTCAACCCAAAGACTGTGTGATGCTCGCCACACCACCATAAAACGTTACTATCACGCCGAAAACTCACCCCACAGCGCACTTGCGCCCCTATGAAAATCGCGCAAAAGACACCCCGCCCCCTCGATAGCGCCCCTTATAGAGCGCGCACCGCCCCACCCTCACCACCCATAGCACCCCCTATAAGGGAGAGCGCCCGCACCCACCGCACCCCCATAGAGAACGCTCCACCCGCACCACCACATCGCCCCATGCGGGAGGGCGCGCCGCCACCGCTCGCGCCCCGCTCGCGCTCGCCCTCCGCTCACGCGCTCACGCTTGCCACTGCCCGCTCACCCCTGCACTTACTCGCGCCCACCCGCTTACACCTACCCGCCCGCACGCCCACGCGCTCGCACACCCACGCGCACGGGCGGGCACGCGCACGGGCGGGCACACGCGCGGGCCTACGCACGCCCGCGCACATACCGCACACGCCGCACAGCGCGCAAGCCCCGCACACGCGCACGTGACACACGCCACAAACCGCAAAACCGCTCGACAACCCCAAAACGTGACCCGCGCCACCCCGGGGGACACCCCCACCCACCCGCCCACCGACCGCTTCGCGTTAGGCGCTCGGACTCTGTACGGGTTTTCAACCTTTCGGCAGGCTGGCGCGGGCCGGACATAGTGGACGTGTAGCGGTTGTCGGAGGTCTTTGGTACAGTTATTTGCGGGAGCATTGTCTCCAAGCCCCGCACTGCTTTTCGTGTTTGCTTGTGCGGGGCGTTCCCATGTCTGGGGTTGCACCGACCGGCAGGTGTCTTGTTCGCCTTTCTGCTTCCTTGTGGTGAGGTTGGCGCAACCCCGTCCTTTGTTTTCCCGCACGTGTTGGCATGGCGGGGCTTGGTTGTCTCTCGCGGCCCGCTTGCGCGCGTTTTGGTGCTCGCGCGCGTCGGATAGGGCGATGGTGTTTGGGCATGCCACTGCCGCCTAAGTGCCTCAGGGTTGGCCGCCGTGAGAGCTGTTCTTCTTGTGGGGGTGTGTTCATGGGTACTCGGGGGCCGATGCCTAAGCGTGCTGAGGATCGTGTCCGGCGTAATAAGGAGCCGGAGGGGTCCGCGCGCGAAGTACGGGATGTGTCTGAGCTACGTGTGAGCGTGCCTAGTGCGGAAAAGTGGTGGTCGCCGTCGGCGCAGCGGCTGTGGCGCGCGTTACGGAAGGATGCGAAGGCGGGAATTGGTCCGCGCACAAACTCGGATTGGGCGCACGCACACTTTTTGATGGGCGAGTTGACGCGGTACCAGGAAGGCGAACGGCAGAATGGGCAGGTTTTGACATCACTACTGTCCGCGTTTGATAACCATGAGGTTTCGGAAGGTGCCCGGCGTCGTAACGGGGTGGAGTTGTCCTGGGGCGATTCGGGTGTTGCTGATAGGCAAGTGTCTAAAGTGACGGAGATGGCGTTTTGGCAGAGTCGAGTGGGGCGTGGCATTTAGACCGTAGCAAGTGGGCTGACCGGGTATTTCAGTCGGGGTTGCCGCCGCGTGAGCGGTTGGTGACGTTGCCGGCAGGCGTGCCGGAGTACACGTTGGGGTATGAGTGTGCGACGTGGATTGCGCAGAACATTCGCGTGGGTTCGGGCAAGTTCGCGGGTGAGCCGTTCCGTTTGTCGGATGACCAGTTCCGGTTCGTGTTGTGGTTTTACGGTTTTGACCCGGAGCGGTGGGACGGGTGGAATAACCCGTGGTTGTATCAGCGTGGTGTGCGCCGGTTAAGCAAGGGCAGCGGGAAAAGCCCGTTCGCGGCGGCGTTGACGTTGTTTGAGCTTTTGGGGCCGTGTCGTGTGGGTGATGTGGTTGATCCGAAGATTGTGCCTGGCGGGGTGTTTGGGCGTCCGCAGGCGTTACCGTTGATCCAGTTGGCGGCGGTGTCGGAGCAGCAGACTGGCGTTACGATGCGTCAGATTGTGGCGATGGCGCATAAGGGCACGCAGTTGAATCGTGATTATAACTTGGAGACTGGTCGTACGCAGGTGTTGACGCCTGAGGGTGGCAAGATCCAGTTGTTAACGTCGTCGTGGGCGTCTGCTGAGGGCGGGGAGCCGTCGTTGGTGATTGCTGACGAGGTTGAGCACTGGGTACCTGCCGGTGGTGGCGTTGAGTTTCATCAGACGTTGGTGCGTAACTTGGGTAAGACGGGTTCGCGGATGATTGAGACGTGTAACGCATGGGTGCCTGGGCGTGAGTCGGTGGCTGAGAAGTCGTTTGAGGATTGGTGTTTGCAGGAGGAAGGCAAGCTGGTTGAGGCTGGCACTGTCCTGTATGACGCGCGTGTTGCCCCGCCGGGTACGGTGATGACGGATACGCCTGAGGAGGGCGAGATTGGTCTGTCTGAGGCGCTCGGTTTTGTGTATGAGGAGCAGCCGTGGGTTGATATTTCACCGATTCGTTCGACGGTGTGGACGCCTTCGACGCCGGTGTCGGTCTCTCGCCGGTTTTATTTGAATCAGCCGAACGTTGCTGAGGATTCGTGGGTGACGTTGCAGCAGTGGTCGTCGATGGCGGACACGTCGCGTGAGCTGGTTGATGGTGAGGATGTTGTCCTGTTTTTTGACGGGTCGAAGTCTAATGACCATACCGCTTTGGTGGGGTGTTGCATGTCGGATGGGCACGTGTTCACGGTTGGTGTGTGGCGGCCTGGGGAGTTGTCGGGCGAGATTGATGTCAACGTGGTTGATTCGGCTGTGCGGCGCACCTATGAGCGGTTTAATGTGGTGGCGTTTTGGGCTGACGTGCGCGAGTGGGAAGCGTTTGTGAAGGTGTCCTGGCCGGAGGTGTTTGCTGATTCGTTGCTTGTCCCGGCGGTGCGTTCGGGTAAGGCGGCGGCGCTGATTGCGTGGGATATGCGTACGCACGTGTACGATTTCGCGTTGGCGTCGGAGATGTGCCGGGCTGAGATTGAAGATTCTTTGTTTACTCATGATGGGAACTGGGAGACGTCTCGGCATATTGGTAACGCGCGTATGACGGAGCGTAAGGGCCTTATCACGATTAAGAAGGAGTCCCCGAAGTCGCCTAACAAGATTGATGCGGCTGTGTGTGTGATTGGTGCGCGCATGGTGTACCGGGCGGTGTCGGCGTCGGCTGAGTGGGAGAAGCGCTCGGGTGCGGGTAAAGATTGGGTGGTGTTTACATGAGTTTCGAGTCCTTGCTGGGTGTGGCGAACGGTAGCACGGTCAATAGTGAGCTTGATTCGGCTTATGACGGTACGCGCCGGGTGGGGATGATGGGTCTGAATGTGTCCCCGAAGATGCGCGCTTTGGAGGTGCAGGTCAATTGGCCGCGCCTGACGGTGGATACGATGTCTGAGGTGCTCACGGTTGAGGGTTTCGAGTCGGCGTCCTTGGCCGATAACGTGTTGGATTCGCTGAAGGATACGTGGAACCGTGAGAACATGACGGCCTTGTCGCACTTGGCGCACACTGAGGCGATGGTGCAAGGTGAGGCGTTCATTTTGGTGGGGCAACGTGAGGACGGGTCGATTCGGACTACGTTGCACGCGAAGTCGGGTATCGCGGTGGTTGATGATGCTGACGGGCGGACGGCTGAGGCGGTGGTTGCGTACGCGGTCCCCAATGATTCGGGCGGGACGACGAACCGGGCGGCGTACTATACGGCGGAACGGATCGAGGTTTTTCAGGAGATTAATGGACGTTGGGGCCGTGTTAGTTCTCGCCCTGGTGTTGGTGTTGTTCCTGTGATCCCTGTCCGTAATGCGCTTCGTGTGACGGATATTGGTGGCCGGTCTGAGATTGATTTGGTGAAAAATCTTGGGGATGCGGCGTCGCGTGCAATGACGATGCTACAGGTGGCGATGGAGTTACTTGCGATCCCGCAACGGTGGATTGCTGGTGTTGATACGGGCAAGCTCCGTAATCAGCATGGTGTGGCCCCGACGATGGAACAGCTGTACTTGGGGTCGTACATGTTTGCCCCTGAGAGTGATGCTAGGATGGGGCAGTTCGCGGGCGCAGATTTGTCGCAGATCATTGCGGTGATTAAGACGTGTGCTGAGCAGGTGTCGGCGTTGACGGGTATTCCACCGTCGATGCTTGGCCTTATTTCGACGGGTAACCCGAATAGTGCTGAGGCGATGCGTGCGGCGAAGGAGCGTCTGATTTCGCGTGGCGAGTTCAAGCAGGCGATTTTTGGTGACGTGTGGGAGCAGTGGGCGCGTGTGGTGCTCGCGTTCGAGGGCCAGTCGGAAGTTCAGCGTCTGGTGTTGAACACGGTGTGGCGTGATATTGCGGTGTCGTCGGTGTCGGCGCAGGCCGCGAATCTGTTGCAGGCGCACGCGCAGGGTATTGTTACGGCGCGGACGGCCCGTGATGGGTTGCAGTTGACGCCGGAGCAGAAGCAGCGTGAGAACCGTAATGATGGGTTGGCTGACGAGGTTGGTGCCCCTGGCCCGCTGTTGGGCGTGGATGAGGGCACGGTCCCGGTGCCTGACGGGCTGGTGGTCGGGTAGTGTTCACGGTCGCGTTCCTTGCATGGCTGTTCGCCTGGTTAAAGACGGCGATTCGTGAACGGGTACGCGAGGTTGTGGCCGGGCGGTATGCGGCTGGGACACTGAGCGTTGCCACTGTAACCAAGGACGTGTACCCGATTGTGCGGGCCTGTTCGTACGTGTATTACATGGCCGCGCTTGGCATGGCACGGGCCGAGCTGGGGGAGGGCATGTTCACCCCGTCCATGTCGGGCGTGAGCGAGAAGCAGGTCGAGCGCATGGTTCGCGAGGAACTGCGTCTCCGTAACGGGCAACTGGTCGGGAATGTCAACGATGTGGCTGACCGGCTAACGGAGAGCTTGTCCACGGTGGTGGCCGAGAATGAACGGCAGGCGGCACGTGATCTTGCAGGGGAGCGCCCCGGTCGCGTGGAGGGGTCGGAACGGTACACGAAAGAGCACGGGAACCCGGTTGCTCGCGTGGTCGTGGCTCAAGAGCGTGACCAGTGGTGGCAAGACGCGCGTCGCCAGTCCCCCGAGCTTGAGAAGGCCATGAGCCAGGTGCGGGAGATGTGGGTGGCCGAGTTTGGGGACGTTCCCGCTGTGCCAGTTGAGGACATGGAAGCGTTCAAGGACTGGGTTTCCCCGATCCGTGAGAGGGCCATTGAGGATATGCGTACTCGCGTGGAGCGGGACCGGGCCGAGGTGGAACTGGTCGAGGAACAATGGGCTGACGAGGAAGCTGAACGGGAATGGCGCGAGATAGAAGAACTACGCAAGGCCGTGATCGAAGCGGAAATCTTCCTGGGTTACCGTGACAAGAACGGTAACGTGCGGCCCCCGGCGTCGGTGTCTAAACTGCCGCGCACCCCACAGGGGCATGTCATGGCTGGCGGGTGGGCGCGCGTCCCCGTAGGCGCTTACACGTGCGGGTTTTGCCTACTGTTGTGCTCGCGCGGGGCGGTATACCACAAGCACTCGGTGACGAAAACACCGCGCCGTCTCAAGCGCGGCCTGGCACCCATGATCGGCGCTTACGGGCAGCAGGCATACCACCCGCACTGTGACTGTATTGGCGTGTTCGTCGGGCAGAGCACGGACTATGCGGGCAAGGACATTGTGGAGGGAGCGCAAGCTCTCTACGGGCACTGGCTGGACGCTGACCCGGAACAAGGTGGCTGGTATTTGGGCGCGAAAGCGGGCGTGTTCGACACGTGGGTGCGTAACAACAGGGACCTGGTAAAGAAACTGGTGCCCTCCGCTGCGGACAACTTGGACATTGTTCGCCTGGTTCGCGAGATCGAGAATAACCCAAACGTGCGCGCCTGGCGGGCACGCAACAAGACAGCATAGGTTTCCCCTGCGCGCTATGCGCGGGGTGTGGTTGAACGCGCCAAGAGGCGCGGCCACGAAAAAGAATGAAGGAAGGTGGCATTGCGTGAGTGACGCGACGGCTAACACGGCCAACGTGGAGAACACTGAGGCTGACAAGGATACAGTGATGGACGAGACCCCCACGACAGTGGCTGACAATACCCCTATCCGTGAGGGTGAGGGTAAGCCTGCCGCGCCGTGGGACGGGGAAACGTTCGACGCAGACCGGGCCGCTGTCCTAGTCGCAAACCTGCGGGCCGAAAACAAGGACCTGCGAGAGAAAGCGAAGAAAGCGGAATCGGATCGTATCACTGAACTGGAAACGGCGCTCGCGGAGCGTGACGCACAGTTGGCGTCGGCGCGTAATGAGCGTACGAAGGAAACGCTCTTGGTGGAGCGTGGCCTGCCGCTGAACCTTATCGGTGCCCTTGCGGGTGAAGATGAGCGGGCGTGGGAGGAAATGGCGGACATGCTGAAGGCGCTCAAGGTCGAGGGTGTCTCGGCGGGGTCGGAGAAGGTAGTGCCTGATCCGGTGCAGTCTGCTGTTGGTGCGACGGCTGGCGGGGACGTGGCACGCCTGGCGTTGGCTAATCAACTGTTCTCGGGGTCGTAAAACGCCTGCGGGTACTTTTCATTATTGGTTTCATCCCCCACGTGTGTGGGGGTGTTTTTGTAGGAGGAAAGAATCATGGCACTTGGTGAAAACGCTGTGACTTTTGACCAGTTTAAGAAGGACGGTATTCTGCCGCCCCCGATGGCGAACACGATTATGCGTGAGGCATATGGTGCGTCTGTTGTCGGTCAGCTGGCTGGCTCTATCCCGATGCCTATTACGGGCACGGCGATGGCGTTCCGTACGGGCGACCCGGTAGCGGGTGTCGTGGGCGAGGGTGAGCTGAAGCCGGTCATGAAGGTGGGAGTCGGCACTAAGACCGCTACCCCGATCAAGGTGGCCACGGTGGCGTATTGGTCGAAGGAAGCCCGTATGTCTAACCCGCTGGCCTACCTGGATATGGTGGAGCAGGAAGCGCGTGACGCGATCGCTAAGGCGATTGATCTGGCGGTTCTGCACGGCATTGATGGCGTGACCGGCAACAAGATTGAGGGTAAGGAGTACGTCACTAAGTCGAAGAACGTGATCGAGCTGGGCACGTCTAACGCGCAGGCGGGTGGCCTGTCGGAGGACATTCTGACTGGTTATGAGGCGGTGCTGAACTCGGGTGGGTCTTTCACTGGTTTTGCTGCCGATCAGCGCCTGTCTACGAAGCTCCTTCGCGCACGTGACGTGCAGGGTAACCCGATTTATGGCACGGACACGCAGGGCCTGACGGACCTGTCTAAGCCGATTGGTCGCCTTCATGGTCTGCCGCTGACGTTTGGCCGTGGCGTGTCGGGCAAGGTTGGTACCCGTAAGGACACGGGTATTCGTCTGATTGGTGGCGCGTTCAAGGACAACCTGAAGTTCGGGTATGTGGAGAACATTACCTACCGTTACACGGATCAGGGTGTTGTTAATGATGGTGCTACGCAGATCAACCTGTTCCAGCAGAACATGGAAGCGATCATTCTTGAGGCGATGTTTGGTTGGATCATTCGTGATGTTGACCAGTTCGCTATTTACAAGGACCCGGCTGGGGCTGAGGGTTAAAGAGAAGGGGCGCGTGATGAGTGTTCGTATGCGTAATGTGCGCACGGGTACGACTGGCACGTTTGCTTCGCCGGAAACGCTGTCGGGTGAGTGGGTGCCTGTCGAGGACGCGGTGCCTGTCGAGAAGGCACCGCGCCGGGGTAAGGCGAAGGGTACTAAGCCCGCGCCGGAACCAGCGGAGTCGGGCAAGTAAGAGAGTGCAGGGGGTGAGCGGACATGGAAACGTTCGCTACAGCAGAAGATGTGGCAGCGGACCTTTTACGTCCGCTCACCACTGTGGAAACACAACACGTAGATCACTGGCTAGAGCGCGCCCTGGCGGCTATCAAGCGCGAGTTGGGCGAGTTGCCCGATCGCGTGGAACACCCGGACTTGTGGGGCGCTGTGCGAGAGGTGCAGGCCCGTATCGTGGGTCGCCGCTACCGTGCCGCTGACGGTTTCGTTTCAGAATCGGATGGCCAGTACCAGTACCGGGCGGACATGGCGATGCGCTCGGGGCGGGTGGCGCTCACGGACGAAGATCGAGAAGATCTAGGGATTAGCGTGGGCGGCCTGTATGTGTGGAACCCTGATTACAGTGGGGGGTTGAGATGAGTCTGCGTGATGGGCGTCATGAGGTGTTCGTGGAGACGGGCACGGGCGAGGTCGTGGAGGACTCCCTCGGTGTCCCGCACCGCCTAGAGGCGCAGTTCATCCCGGTGGGTGCCACTGTCCAATGGAATGAGGCGCAGGAAACGGGGGAGTTGCTTCCGGAGCCTGGGTCTACTGTGACGGTGATTGGGCGCGCCTGGCCGGGCCGCCCGAATGGGCATTTCCGTTGGGCGGGGTACGAGTTCGAGCAGATTGGCCCAGTCATGACGTTCGACGGGTCCCCGATGACCGCTCACGTGGAGGTTAAGGGTCGTCTTGTGGGGGAGGTAACCGGGTGAAGTGGTACGTGGATGATGAGCAGATGAATCGTCTTGTCGCTCACATGGTTGCTCAACATGAGGAACTTTACGCTGAGGCGGGGCGGGTGAAGTCCACGGTCTTAGGGCTTGCCGCGAAGCATAACAAGTCGGGCGCGTACGTTGGGGGTTTAGTGGTCCAACCGGCTAACCCTGTGGATGTCGAGGTGGCGGCCACGCGCCCGTGGGCGGCGAAGATCGAGTGGGGGCACCGGCAAAAAGGTGTCTCTCACGGGCATCGTGCTACCGGGCGTGCTGAGGTGCGCCGGGGCGAGAAGTGGGTGCCGGGGTTGCACATCATGCGTAACGCGGCGATAGCCCACGGAGGGAAGGTCGGGTAAGGGCATGTGGTCTGTAGAGCAAGCCATTCGTCCTGCCCTGGTTGAAGCGTTCCCTGACGCTACCGTGTCCGTGTCTGTTGGCCAAGTGGCCCTGACAACTGACCGTGTGATCGTGGTGACCGCGCTGGCGACCCCGGTGGACGGTACCACGATGGCGGGTAAGTGGACGGTGGACGTGACCTGTTTGTCTCGTGGGGACAAGGATGTGGGGGACGTGTTCCGTTTCGCTGGGCAGGCTATGTCTACTATCACCTCCTTGGTGGATAGTGGGCGGGTGCCGGACCTGGTGGCTTGGCAGCCGTTGACGTTGCCTGTGCTGGCGGAGAATACTACGCCGTCGCGGGGTCATGTTGCGGTGCGGTTCGCACTGGACATTGTGGCCTACTACGGGGATTGACCTGTCCCTGGTGTGTTCTAGTTCGTGCCCCCGGTGGGGTGCGTGTAAACAAAAAGATTTCAAGATGCCCCGCTTTGGTGGGGTGTGAGTGGAGAGGTTACATCATGGCGAAGAATCGTGATGAAGCAATTATCCCTGGCCGTGGTTTCGTGTTCACCGCTAACGCGGGCACTGCCGCGCCGGATCTGAAGAACTTTGACCCGGACAACCCGGAGACGTGTTTCGACGGTTGGAACTGGCTGGGGCTGACATCGAAGGATAACCTGGTGGCGCTGTCCGCTGAGGGCGGCGACAACGAGGTGCGTGACACGTGGGAGTATTCCTCGGTGCGCGTGGAGAAGGCATCTACCACGTATGGCATGTCGGTGAACGCGCTGAACGTGAACGAGGCGACTCTTTCCCTGGCGTTCCCCGGCGGTAAGTGGGATGCGGGTACGAAGTCGTATTCGGTGTCGTCGAACTCGGCCACGGCAGACAAGGCCGTGTTCGTGGTCATTATCGACAACAAGAACGGTACGGCGGCCCTTTACTACCCGAATGGTGCAATGTCGCTTGGTGAGGCCCCGTCCCTGTCGGCGGATGGGTTCTTGGAGATTAACCTGAACGTGACCGCGCAGACGAGTCCGGCGACGGGTGAGACGTTCCGTTGGTACACGCCGCGTAAGAAGGCCGAGTAGGCGCTAGGCGGCCCTTTTGGTTGTGGGGCCAGTGCGCACGAGGGGTGGGGTTTGTTCCGCGTTTCCTTCCACCATGTACCTGGTGCGCACTGGCCCCCGTTCACATGTTTGATAGGGAACGCGGAGATTAAGGAAACGGGAAAATGGTAGAGAAGTCTAAGGTTGAGAAGGTCACGCCGACGCTTGAAGCGGGTGAGCGTACCGCAACAGAGGTGTTTAACGAGCTGGCAGGCGCTGACCTGGTTGTCCCCCCGTATGCACTGTCCCCGTCTCACGCGGCGCGACTGCTCGCGCACGTGGCCCGCGTGGAAGGCATGGGTGAGGATGACTTTGGGCAGATTCTTGGTGTCGCAGCGGACTTGTTCGAGTACATGGCCGCGCATTGCGCCCGCCCCGGTCGTGCTCGTGACCTGGAGGAGCAGTTCACGGGTGACATTGAGGGCATGATGAACTTTGTCATGGCCTACGTGGGGGCGCTGGGGGAATCAAAGCGGTCCGCCAATTAGTTGTGGACACGCCCGGACTTGCCGGTGACTTGTATGGCCTGTACGGGTTTGACCCGTGGGCGATGACAAGCGCGGGGCAAGTCCGGGTGTTTCACGAGTTGGTGGACCGGCTTGGCCTGGTCCCAGAGTCCATGTCTCGCGTGTTTGACGGGGCAAGGGACCCGCGCACGTACGGGTGGGGTGCGGTAGCTCAAGCGAACGTGTGGACGGCTCACTGGGTACAGATGGTGTTGCAAGCGTTGGTGAGCTTGAGTGGTGGCAAGTCGTTGCCGGGTATTGGCCAGTACCCGCTTGCCCCTGACGTGGCTACGGTCGCGCCAGATGAGAGCAGCGTTGTTGATGTGCTTACGAAGTTCGCGCCGTTAGCGCGCGGATAACATTTTTGGGGGTTGCTGTGGCAGGGACTAGGACTGTTGGTCATATCAAGGTTCGCGTTTCGCCGGATACGTCTAAGTTCAATAAGACGTTGAAGTCGCGGATGAAGTACTGGGAGTCGTACTACCACAGGCACCCGCTCATGGTGCAGGTTGACGCGGACCTTAATGAGCGTTCTTTCATGCAGGCCCGCAAACGGGTGAAGGAGATCCTTGCCGGTGCTGACACGCGGGTAAAGATTGAGGCGGTTGTTGACAAGTCTAATCTTGCCCGTGCTCGGCGTGAGGTGAAGAACGCGGTCAAGGACATCACCCCCACTTTGCAGTTGGACCCGGCGCAGGTGGCGAAGTTCTCGGCACAGTTGAAGGCCCTGGCAAAAATGGTGCCGGGCCGGGTGAGTGTGCCCGTGCAGGCCCGCCCTGATTTGCCGTCGATTGCCGCGACCCGTAGGGCGGTTGAGTCTGGGGTTGGGCGGGCAACGATTTGGCGTCCAGTTGGGGCGATCTGGCTACCGGGCACGTTCGACGGATTGAAGAACACGTTCTTCCGCCAGTTCCCGTACATGAAGATGTGGGTGTGGCCGGAGATCGACACGGACGTGTTGAAGTCAGCCGCGCGGAAGGCGACGGCGGCGCTCGGGGATTATTTTTCGGGCGTGAAGTTCCAGTATCAGCTCGATACTCGGCATGGGGTGTCGCAGGCGCGTAAGGCGTTCAACGCGGCGAAGATGACTATTCGTACTGTCCTGGATCGGCCTGGATTGGTGCGTGATTTGCATCGGGTGAATAAGGATGTGTTCGCCCCCGCCCGCGCCCTGGTTAAGCTGGCCCTGGACTCGCGTAGCGTGTCGGCCACGTTGGGGAAGATTAAAGCGTTCCGTCAGGCCACGAAAGCGTTTTCCAAGATCCCGATCCATTTGTCGGCGCAGGCTAACCCGAAGTCGGTCATGATGGCGGTTGCGCAGACGCGGGGTGTTTTCAGGCGCGCGTTCCGTGGTAAACCGGCAGAGTTCACGGCCAAGCTCGCTAAGGGCAGTGTTGGTAGGGTGAAGGCGCAACTGGCACGGTTAGGGACGGCTGTCAGTTTCAAGGTCAAGCCAGTGCTCGATAAGGGTGCCGCGTCGAAGGTCGCGCTCGCGTTGAAGAAAACGATGGGCAAGCAGGCCATTATCCGGCTGGGTGTGGACACGAAGAAGGCTACCGCGTCCCTGTGGAAGTTCTACACGAAGTCGGGGTTGCGTAAGTTGCGCCGGTACAACATGCAGCTCGGTTTCGTGGGCATGGCGCAAGCGACGAAGCAACTGGGGTCGATTCTGTCCACGACGTCGAAGCTGACGACCGTGTTTGCCACGCTTGGCATGGGCGCGTCGTCGGTGTTGAAGTGGGTCGGGTCGATCGCGCAGAGCATTAAGGCAATGGGACCGGCGTTGGGTGCGGTTGCGGGTATCGCGGCGTCGTTTGGTGCCGGGTTCCTTATCGCTGGTGTGGCGTTGAAGAACGCGAAAACTGAGTTGGCTGCCCTTGAGGGGCCGTTGAAGGCGGTTCAGGGGCAGATTAATGCGGCGTTCTGGGGCGAGGCACGGGTGCCCGTGTTAGAGAACGCGCAGAAGCTGTTGGCTGGTTTGGGGCCGCAGATCGAGGCGGTTGCCGGGGCAATGGGCCGGTTCACAGCTGGTATCGCGCAGGGTGCGGGTAACTCCATGTCGTCGTTTAACACGGTCTTGGATAACACGCGGGCCGGGTTCGATATTCTCGTGGCGACGGGTGAACGGTTCGTTGAGACGATTATGCGTATCGTTGCCGCCGGTTCTGATTTCTTCCCGCGGTTCGCGGCGTGGCTGGATGAGCTGTCGGTCAAGTTCGAGAATTACATTCAGCAGGTGTCGGAGGGGCCGGGCGGGTTGCACGGTTGGATTCAGGGCGGCATTGACGCGGTTGTGCTGTTCGGTTCGACGTTGAAGAATTTGTTCGGGTTGCTGGGTGATGTGAGTGGGCTGGCGGCGGGTGCTGGTTCTGGCCTGGCCGGGTTTAACGCGGCCCTGGTGTCGATTCGTGAGACTATCGCGTCCCCGGAGATGCAGGCCGGGCTAACGGCCATGTTTGCGGGTGCGGCTGAGGGGTCGCGTGCGCTGGTTGGTGGTATCAACGAGATTATCGCCAAGCTGGGCGAGTTCGGCCCGCAGGTGGGGGCGATTATGCAGAACGTGGGTACCACGTTCGGCACGGTCGGGCATTTGATCGCTAACGCGCTCGGTAATGACGCGGTGATGGGTGCCCTGGAGGGCTTGTCGTCGTCGTTTGTTGTCCTGGTGGGGGCGTTGTCGCCGGTGGTGGAGAAACTGGTGACCGGGTTCGCCCCGATCCTGGATAAGGTCACTGCCCTGGTGGATCAGATGGCTCCGGGGTTGGCGGATATGGTGGACGTGTTGGGGGAGATGGCCCTGGTCACGTTCGATGCTATTGCTGACCTTGCGGCGATTATTTTGCCGCCGTTGTTGGATGTGATTAACGCTATCTTGCCGCAACTGTTGACGATGACGCAGACGCTGTTGCCGCCGCTGGTTGGGCTGATCGAGCAGATCATGCCAGTGTTGACACAGATCGTTGAGAGCGTACTTCAAGTGGCAGTGGACTTGCTCATGACGCTCGCGGAGCCACTGTCTAACCTGATTGAAGCCATTCTGCCGCCGATCCTGGAGCTGATTCTCGCGCTCTTGCCCCCACTGGCGGAGCTGATTCAGGCTATCCTGCCGCCGCTGGTTGCGATTATTCAGGCGTTGATCCCGGTCCTGGAGCTCATTATCAACATCGTGGGCGCTGTCCTGCCCCCGATCGTCCGTGTGCTCTCGGCGCTGATCCAAGCGATTGTGCCCGTGGTGCAGTTCGTGATCGACATTTTCGCCACTCTCGCAACCGTTGCGGTGAGCGCGTGGAACGGTATCAAGGCCACGGTATCAACCGCGATCAACGCCGTGTCATCGGTCATTAAGTCTGTGACTTCGACTATCAGTTCGGTGTGGAGCTCGGTGTGGAACGGGATTAAGGCTATTACCACGGGCGCGTGGAACGGGATTAAGAATACGTTCGCGTCCGCTGTCGGGTGGGCGAGCGCGAAGTTTGCCGCTATCGGTAACGCTATCAAAGCGCCGATCACGGGCGCGTTCAACGCTATCCGTAGCTTGTGGAATAGCACCATCGGCAGGCTTTCCTTCACGATCCCGGACTGGGTGCCTGGCCTTGGCGGCAAGGGGTTTAGTATGCCGAAGCTGGCCGAGGGTGGTATCACCACCGGGCCAATGGTTGCGATGATCGGTGAAAAGCCCCGCTATTCGGGCGGTCACGTGCCCGAAGCGGTGATCCCGCTACCGGAGATAGAACCGTACCTAGCCCGCGCGTTGGGCAACGTCATGGAAGGCAAGACCCCGATCGGCGGGGGTGGCGTGGTGGTACAGCACTTGTCTGTGGGGCTGACCGGGGCGGACGTGCGCGACGTGCGCTCCCTGGCAGAGTTCGTGGACATGCTGAATGTGGAGTCTCGTATGAGGAATGGGGTGCGTGCGTAGTGGCTATTACGTGGGGGCCGGTGCAGTCCGGGCAGGGTGCGTCTGTGCAGTTGGGCCTGGATTTTTCGACAGCGACGCAGGCGACGTCGCAGACTGTGGTCGCGATCGTGTATTTGCGGTGCACGGCTGGGTATGTGTCGGATAATTACAACACGCTGGTGTTTTATGGGGACGTGTCGAAGTCGATCAGTAATGTGAATGGCACGATTTCGGCCGGTCAGTCTCATGAGTTGGGGCGGGCAACTTTCACGGTGCCGCGCCTACAGGGTAGGGCTAACGCGTACGCGGTGGGTGCGCGCCTGGACGGGTACACGGTTGGTACCCCGTCGGTGACAAAAAATGGGAGTGTTCCGGCGGCGGGCTATAACTCGCCCGCCCGGCCCCTACTGTATGTGACCCGCCAGTCTGATTCGCGCGTGCAGATCACCTGGGACACCACGCCTGACCCAGGTGCCCCTGTCCACGGGTTTAACCTTGAACAGCGTGAAGATGGTGGCACGTGGCGTCGGATCATGAACACCGCCGATGGGACGTTGCGGGGCTGGACTGACACAAGCGTGTCGCGCGGCCACGTGTACGATTACCGTGTTCGGGCGGTTGGGCCGGGCGGCGAGTCGGAGTGGAACACCTACAACGGGCTGTATATGACCCCGTTTGCGCCTGCGAGTGTGGTTGCTGCCCGTGATGGGCAGGACGTGGTGGTCACGTGGGCGAACCGTGGCGTGGGCGATTACACGACGCACGTGTGGCAAGGTGACACGACGGCGGGTGCGGCGAACTTGTCTGGTCCGCTCGACCCTGGCGTTAATAGTTTCCGGGCTACCGGCTTGGACGTGACGAAAGAGTACGTGTTCACGGTCGGGCACATCACCCCCGACGGGTTGACAGCCACCACCGTATCGAACACGGTCCGTCTCCTTGCCGCCCCGTTAGCGCCCACGAACCTGGCACCGAATGGGACGTTTGAACCGACGAACACCCCGATTAAGTTCACGTGGTCTCACACCCCCACAGACGGCACCGCACAGTCAAGGTACGAGTTCCGGTATCGCACCTCCCCCACAGGCAGCTGGTACGCCACCGCAAGCTCATCCAGCGCGTCGTCGTACTCGCGTTCCATGTCAACGCCGGGCACCTACGAGTGGCAGGTGCGCACGTGGGGACAAGACACCACAAAACCGTCGGAGTGGTCGCAGATCGCAACAGTGAGCTTGCAGGCCCGCCCAAGTGTGTCATGGGTGGGCCTACCGTCGAAGGTGACATCGGATCGCGTTACCGCCACGTTCACTGATTCCATTTCGGGGGAACACCAGTTCGAGGTGGAGTTGGTCATCAATGGTCGCACTATGCGGAAGGTGACCGGCACGAAGGAGCGCGGCAACCGTTCCCTAATGTTCACAGCGCTCCCGAACGGGGCATCGTGCCAGTTGCGTGTGCGCGTGCTGGACATGGTGTGGTCGAACTGGACTACGGCAAGTTTCACCGTGGCTTACGACGCTCCTGGGGCGCCGGCGGTTGCTACGACGTGGGTGCGCGAGACGGGCGCGGTCGCGTTAAAAGTGACCTTTAGCGGGGCGTCCCCGGTGACGAATCATGTGCGCGTGGAGCGCCTTACGCCGTCCAGTACCGGGGAACCTGTGCTGATCGCGGATAATGTGCGCAACGGGCAGACGGTGACGGATAGTACCCCGTCAGGGAACGGGGTGAACAAGTATCGTGTGACGGCGGTGAACACGTCACTGGCAACGTCTACCCCGGTGGAGGTGGAGGTGGACACGTCCACTGCCCCGATTAGGGACATCATGTTAACCCCGGTGTCTGGTGCGGCCCCGGTGATGGTGCGGTGGGACCCGGAGCGGCAGATCACTTTCGGCGTGACAGACATGGTGTTGCACTACATGGCGGGCCGGTCTCGGCCAGTGGTGTTCTCAGGGTTGCACCGTGACCGTGAGATCAAGGTCGAGGGCACGATCCTACGGTCAGAGGTATCGAACGTGGACGCATTCTTAGCGTTGGTGGACGCCGCCGTGCCGGTACTCTACCGTGACCCGGCGGGCGTGCGCGTGTGGGGTGCCATATCGAGCATTGATATCGGGCGCTCACGGCAGGTTGGTTCCCATGATGTGTCGTTCACGGTACGGGAGGTGGATTATGCGGAATGATCCTCGTTTGTGGGCGTCGTATCGTGTTGAGGACTATGAGGTGCGCGTGTTGTCCGCTGAGGAACGTGACCTTGGCGTGCTAGATGGTGTCACGGGTGGCAGCATTACGGTGTCTACGGATGCGCGTATCAAGCGCGCGGGAAAGCTGTCCGTAGTGTCTGATAAGCCGCCGGAGTGGTGGGGAACGAAACTGTTGCACGTGTTCGTCACCGTGAACGGTTTACGCTGGCCACTGGGCCTGTTTATTCCCACGTCCCCGCAAGAGGAGTACACTGGGGAGGCGGTGGAGTATGAGATCGAACTCCACGATAAGCTGTTGATCCCGGATCAAGACGCTGTTGTGTCTGCTTATTCTATCCCGGCGGGAACGGAATTGATCCCGCACGTGGTGAAAATGTTGAAGGACATGGGGCAGACTAGGCTTGCTATTGAGCCTTTCGTGTCCCGCCCGGATGAGACCGGGCACGTGTGGACTACGGGGAAGAACTCGCGCCCGTTGACGTGGGACGCGGGCGAATCGAAACTGACCATTATCAACGACATTCTGGACTACTGTGGCTACTTTTCGTTGACGTGCGACCCGAACGGTGTGTACGTTGCCGAGCATTACCGTGTCCCGGCTGAACGTGAAGTGTCGTGGGAGTTCACCGAAGGTCGCAACGCGATCCACGCGAAGCGGTGGACGTTCGAGCAGGACTTGGCCAACATTCCGAACCGGATCGTGTACACCACGCAGGAAGCACAAACGCAGGACGGGAAAGAGCTACCGTCGTTAACATCGTTGTGGGAGAACCGCGACCCGGGCTCGCCTTACTCCTACCAGTCGCGGGGCCGGTGGATTAGTGAGGTGAAAACGGACGTTGAAGCAGCCGATCAGGCCACGTTGGACGCGAAGGTGAAACGGCGGGCGGCGAACGCTCAAAACCCGATGGCGAAGGTCGTGATCTCGTCCGCGATCCTCCCCGTCGCTCTGAATGAGATCGTGCGTTTCCGCTCCGGGGCGAAGGACATGTACATGTCTATTCGCAAGTTCGACATGGAGCTGCGGGCGGGTGAACTGATGGAAGTCACGTTGCGGAAGGTTAACAAGGGCGGTGATGACAAGTGAAGGCTGGGAACCTTTCCATGCTGGTGCCTCACGTCCCGCAAGCTACTGAGTCGTGGCGGTGGGGGAGAGTGAAAGGCCCCGGCCAGGTGTTGCTCACGGGTGACACGTCTCCTGCGTTGGTGTCTGACTCTCTGGTGCCGTTAGCGGTGGGGGATCGTGTGCTAGTGCGCTTGTCGGGGTCGCGCGCGGTGGTGATGGGGAAGGCTGGCGGGGTGAAGTTCCCCGATATTCCTGACATTCCCACTGTCCCTGCGGCGGGGACGGTGGTGGTTAACGGCAGGGTGTATCCGTCCTCGGGGCGGGTGTCGGCCCCGGCGTGGACACTGTCACGCACGGACGGCGGGTTTTTGCACACGGGCTATGCGGATGTGCCGGTACCGTTCACGCCACCTGCCGGGTGGTCGTTCGTGTGGGCGCTGACGGCAACGAACGGGTTCACGTTTATAACACAGGCCCAACACGTGCCCGTGAATGGTAAGCAGCGCTTGTACGTGACACAGATCGGCAACAGTTCAACGACGGCATGGACGTACTTGTGCTGGCAGTTAGTGAAACTATGAGAAGGAAGGATGAGTTTTAGGGATGAGTGATTTTGCGTTGGCGACGGTGGGTAGGATCGTCGCAGATGAGGATTTTCAGGACCGGGTTAAGGCCGCGACGGTACGCCTGGGGGTGAGCGACCCCGCGTTTTTCATGTCGGCCTACCTATGGCACGTGGCCGCCTACGACAAGGTAGCTGTCCCTTACCAGTACGCGGTATCGAGTGAGCCGTACCCTGGCGCGCACGGGCGTATCGGGTTTGACCCGGCAGTGGTGCCCGACGCGGACATCATGGCGGCAGTGGCCTCCGCGATCACACGTTTTGAGGTGCCGTGTCACAGTGCGGATGAGGTGGGCGCATAGTGGAGTTCGTTTTTAATGCTCCGCAGCTTGCCGCGTTTAGCGCGCTCGTGGTTGCGGTTCTTGGCCTGGTTGGTGTCTTGTATGGGCATCGGGTGCAGTACAAGTTGGGTAAGCAGAAGGCTGAGTTGGACCGTGTGAGTTTCATGGTGGACCGGCTGGAGGCTCGGGCGAAGGAGAGTGAGGCGCGGGCGGCTGAGGCCGACGCGCGGGCGGCTGACGCGGTGAAGCGTATGGATGAGATGGATGACAAGATTTACCGTTTGCGTAATGAGCTGGGCGATTCGCGTGATGAGAACTCTGAGTTGAAGGTGCGCCTGGGGCTGATGGAAGCGAAGGTGGACGCAGCCGAAGAATACATTGTGGAGCTTTTGGCGTGGGGTGAGGATGGTGCCCCGCCTCCGCCGCCCGCTCGTCGCATGGGCTAGGAGATAGACGATGAGGGCACAAAAAATGCCTACAGGTCAAGATCTAATTAACTATATGGCCGCCCGAAAAGGGCGGTTTTCTTATGCCAACACGCGCCCGGAAAAGCTCTACCCTGACCGGGGCGGTTTCACGGACTGCTCGGGGATTATTGCCGCCGCTTACCGTGAGGTGGCAGGGATTGATGTTGGGGACATGTCTTATCGGCAAGCCGTTGCGGGTAGGCGCGTTGCGTCCGGGCGGAGCGTGCAAGACTTCCGTGCGATCATGCACACCCTGAAACCGGGCGACATTGTGGCCATGAGTATCAAGAACGGTTACCGGGGCGGGGCCGCGATTAACCACGTGGAGATGTTCGACCGCGTCCAAGACGGTGTCCCGTATTCGTGGGGGCACGGCGGGTACCCGCCCTACGGCCCCACTAGGCAAGCTGTCACCGCGTCCTGGCTGCTGGCCAACGCCGCATTTTGGGAGGTCCGCCGAGTCCTACCCGACAACCCCACACCCAAGCCCACGGCGGCACCGCCTGAGATTGAAGAGACAAGAAAGGACATCACAATGAATACTGGCATCTATTACAAGAAGGGCAATGGCATGATCTGTGCCATTCTCAACCCCTCTAGCGGGTTCTTCACGAAGTGGTCTACGAGCGTGTCCGGGTATAACAACCGGCTCGCAGCCGCGTTCGACACCGGCAGTTTTGCCGAGGTCACCGAGTCGCACTTCAACGCTATCGAGCGTGATTGCGCCACAACGAGGAAGGACAACGCATGACACCCGACACTTTTGGAACCCCGACGCAGGTGGTACACCCGTGGCGGGCTATTACCCGCACAATCTTCCAAGCCCTCGCCGGCATGGCGACAATGGGGATTATCTGGCTCGCCGGGCGCTCCATCGGCGTTGACCTGAGCGAATATGGTGACGCGATGCGCGAGTCTATCGCGTACGGGTTGTGGATCGTCGCCACCGGGTTTTACACGTGGCTCATGACCCGCCCCGCCGTCAACACCATCATTGAGAAGGTGGCACCGTTCCTCGCCACCGGCGTCCACACTGAGGCCCAGGGGGTGAAGGTGGGAGATCGTCCTAACGACGCCGATCGCTCTGCCGTCCTGGACGCGGTTGGCATCACCACCACAGACACACCGCCCGAGAGCGACAACACCGTCGTGGTAGACATCTAAACCCAGTTGTCATGCTAAGCGGCCCCGCAACTCCGTTAGAGAGATGCGGGGCCGCTTTTTCTATTCGATCCACGGTTGGCGTGGCCGGGCCGGGGACTCCGCTACCCGCCCGTGCAGGATAGCGACAGCCGCCACCAAACTCGCGGGAGATTCACCATTGACCGGCACGAACGGCGAGTCACATTCACCAATCGCCTCACGAGCCGCATCGAGAAAGTCATCCCAGATGGCCCACATTTCCTCGGCCACCCCGGCGGGGATCGGTCGCTTACCCGCCTTCCAGTGCCGGATCGTGCGCGCATTCCGCACCCCAAGCGCCTCGGCTAGCCGCTCGTCCGAGTAGCCTAGTCCGTGGGCAAGGCCCCGGAAAACCGTGCCGGTCATGACCCGCCCGGTATGGATATCCTCCCGGTCGGCAGCATATTTTTCGGCGGCTTGAGCGTGTGCTTCCAGGAAAACCGCCGCTAACGCCTTCCGCTCTGTCTTCTCACCCTCGGCTGCCCGCGTGTCTGTCAGGGCACGAAGGAAAAGGCCATACCCGGTCTTGGCGATGAAGGCCAAGCGCACGTCTTGCGAGTTGAACCGGTCACTAATCTCTCCGCTCTTGTGGAGGGCGTCCTCGGGGTGGAGTGAGGCCAGATAGATGTAAGCGTGGTCGGGGATGAGGCTGGCGTATTGGCGCTGTATGGTGGGCGCGATCTTTTCCCACGGCTCCTCACCCTCGGCCTCCTCGTCCTCGTCGGCGTCCTCGTTCGCGTCGGCCAGCGCAGTGTACTCGTCGAGCAGGTCGTCGAGGTCAGGCCCGATTTTCACCTCGTAGGCCAGTTCCTCCCACTCCGGGCTGAAAATATCAATATCAGCGTCAGTGCTGGCGAGGATGTCTCCGTCGGCCCGGTCGATGATGATTCCCGCGCCGGGGTAAGCGGCTTGGAGCAGGTTCTCGACGAAGTCCATGTAAGCGTCGCGCGCGTCACGGTTCATGTCCTGGCGCTGACCGCGGGTCAGTTTCAGCTCGCCGTGAGGGTCAAGGCTGAGGTCGTCAATGTTGAAGCCGAAAAGTGCGGCCCAAGTTCCAAGGGTGGTATGCATCATTATCACACTTTCAAAAAATGTGAGGGGGTTAGAGGGTGGCGAGCTCGGCGTCGATCTTGGCGACCTCGGCAAGGAGGGCATCCTTGCGGGCCTGGAGGGCGTCCTTGCGGGCGGTGACCTCGTCGACAATGGTCAGGCCGTTGGCCTCGGCGACCGTACGGAGCAGGCCACGGATCTCAAGAATCGCGTCGTTGTCACCGATGCAGGGGTAGGCGCGTGACCCGCCACGGGGGGCGAAGCTACCGGAGCGCAACACGACGCCGTCGCCAAGCTTGACCTGGCCGTCTCGCTCCCAGCGGATAGCGACCTGGCGGCCACCGATGACGATCTCCTGGTGATTGTAGTAGTTGGCTGCCTCTAGGAGGGCCGTGACTGTGTCGTTTTCGGCCTGGTCGGTGCCGTCGGAGCCGAAGAATTGCATTGTGAGTTCGCGGGCCTTGTCGGCGTCCTGGTTGGCTACGTACCATGTCTTACCGGCGGCATCCCACCGGCCACCGATGTTCTTGATGGCGGAGATGAAGCCGCGATCGAAGGGGCTGGAGATGTAGGTGTGGTCTGCGTTCTGAGTGAAGGTGACGGTTGCCATTTTTTGGTGGTCCTTTCTGACCTTGTGGCTGGGGCTTTTCCCCCTGCCGATACCCATATCGTATGTCCGCTGACCGGGCAGTGTCAAGGTGGGGGGTAACCAAAAATGTGTGGTCTACACCACTTACGGGTTTGGTGTGGTCTCGCCTTGCCCTACCACTCGTACCCCGCGCCGCATAAGCTCCCGCCCTAGCGCGATCTGCTCCAGCGTCGGCGGCACATCGACCACATACACACCCTCACCCGCCAGTGCTTCCACTCGGGCCAGAAAATCGTCAGCCAGTCCCTCCAGGCGGCTGACAACGCCCGCCGGGATCGTGAAAGCCCCACGCTCCCACCGGCGCACCGTTTTCACGTCCACACCCAGCTCTCTGGCCAGGTCGCCCTGCTGCCACCCGTAGGCGCGCCTCCAGATCACCAATTCCGCCCCAGTCATCCGATCCATATTGACTCCTCTCCTTTTCTCAGGCTAGAGTGAGTGGCACGTGAGTATCAATTCCCCGCGCAGGCGGGGGTAGTTCCATTTACGGACGCCGGTAACGGCATTTCCCGCGAAAGCGGGAGTAGGGGCACCCACACACAGGGCGCCCCCCTTTTTTTGTGCCCGCTCGCCGCGACCTAAGTCTGCCGCCCTGCCGCATACAGTTCATCCAGCCAGTAGGTCGCGTTCCTGCCCTTCCCCGTGACGGGCGCAATATGGTGACGCCGGATACGAGCCGTGATAGCCGTCAACGTGACACCAAAATGAGCGGCAGCATCCTTCGCCGTGTAAGCCTCATGCGGCACGTCGCCAAGTCGTAGCCGGGCTTGGGCGTGGTGTACGTACTGGTCCATAGTCCACGTGGCCGTGCACTCCGAGCACACGTACATATCCATGAGCCCATCACTGGTGTAGGGGCGGGTGAGCGTACCATTACAGTCGGGGCACGGGTAATGAGTGTGTTCGGCCCCGTGTGCGCACTGCTTGATCGTGTCATCGGCCAGCTTGATAAGGGAGCGGGCGGTGGCGATATACATGGTGTCGGGTAGAGCATGAATGGCCCTATGGTGGTTTTCTTGTAACCACTTAGTGTCCTGGTTGTAGTCGGCAGGCGGGGTGGGTTGGCCAAGTTGGCGCGCCCACGTGTTGCGCACCTGGTGGAGTTTTTGGGCCGCGCCGTCCCTGGTTTTGGTAACGGCGTCGGTGTCCCATACCCGGTCGAGACCGTGGGGGAGTGTGTCCGTGTTGCGTGTTTCGGTGACGGCGACGGGTAGCCCGTTGCGGTTGTAGAGCAGGTCGTCAGGGTTGGGCCATTGGCCTGTGAGGCGGGCGATAGTGGCCAGCGCAGTGTTCACGTCCTCCCGGTATGCATACTTCGTGACCATGCGGTTTACCAATTCTGTTTGAGGGCGGGGTGCTGTTCGGGGGCACGGCGTGGGAGGGCCGGTTTTCGGTGCCCTTTACGGTAGGCGGTTCCACCTTGGCGTCCGGTTATGCGGTTGTGGCACTTGGCACATAGGGTGCGGAGGTTGTCAGGGGCATGGTTGCGGGGCCCGTTGATGTGGTCAACTTGGTTGCCAGGGTGGCCGCATTGTGTGCAGGTGTGGTGGTCACGGGTGAGGATTTGGGAGCGGATGTGCCCCCAGTTTGGGGGGAGTTCGTCGTGGCGTCGGGTGCGTGTTCCCCAGTTACTTTTGGCCATGCGGCGCTGTCCTTCCTGTGGTGTTGCACCCGATTATACCACTATATGTAGTGCCCAGTGTGATAGCTGGACACTACATGTAGGGGTGTGGTGGCTAGTAAGGGTAGTTCCTTTCGTGGAGGTTTCTCATGAGGCGGGCTGCCCAATTGAGCGCTTCTTCACGGGTTGGACACTCCTTCCACGCGCAACCTCTAGCCCTGTAGTGAACATCCGCTGACCACATGTCTTTCCCGCGCACCTTGTAGACTTGGGCGCGCGCTCGCGGCCAAGGAGCACGGCGTCTGGTGGCCCTGATAAAGTACTGGAACTGCTTGGCCTTCGTTTCCTCGACTCCTTCCCGGTAGCCGCGCTCGTAGCCGCGCCTGTACGCACGGTGCTGGTACTCCTTGTTGCGGGAGAGTTCGGCCTTGAGCTGCTCGATCTTCTGGTTGCGCCGCTGGCCGGCATTTTGGAGGGCGCGGACCTCCTCCGTGCGACGGTCGATTTTGTCCTTAAGGTTGAGGTACTGGCCGTGGAGGTGAAGTTCGGTCACTCCCTCGAAGTACCCCTCATGGGGGTAGTAGATATTGGTGTCGTCAACGTTGTTGAAATTGTCGTACACGCGCCCGTGCGCGTCCCGCCAGTACAGCCCCGTGTCTCCGGGTTCGCCCTCGTTGGGCACCCATCGACCGAGGAAAAACGCGGCGCGCGGCCACTGGTGTCCGTTGCTGTTCATGCTGACTCCTTTGGTGTGATGGTGAATAGGGCAATGTGGTCGTGCTCGACCCATGTTGCTGGTTCCACGGTGGGCACGTTGCAGTGGGCTTGGTAGCGGGTGACTGTGGTGAGCCACGCCCACCCGCCGCTTGCGAGGCGTACCGGGCGCCACGCAAACCACGGCCTATAGCCGTAACGGGTTTCTGGTCTGAACATCGGGTGCCCCTTACACGATTCGGTGCCCCTGGTGTCCCTTGCTAGTCATTCCTAGCCCTCCTGTATTGGTGGGTCGGCGGTGAAGCCGAGTTGTCTTGGCGTGGCGTCGTGGTTGGCGTGCTCGATTAGGGCCTCCGCCCCTTGCGGGCTGTCCTCCACGGTGACCTCGCCCGTGTCGGTGTCAATACGGATGTTGATGTTTATTCTCATGAGCGTTTCTCTTGGGAGGTTAGGTGCCATCGGTGGCAGCGCGGGCACAGGTAGGCGCGGCACTCGTCGTGCCCGGCCTTGTCTTGGCGTTGGAGGACGGCGAGGGCGAGTAGGGCGCTTACCTGGTCGGGGTAGCGTAATTTCCGGCACCGCACGGGGTTGGTCCTTTCGTTGCTAGGTGTGCACGGGGGTGGCTAACCGTCACCCCCGTGCACATGTTGGTTAGGCGAGCACGATCTTGCCGTCGTGAATGTCGACGATGGTCACGGGGATGAGTTCTTCGTCCCCGTTGTCGTCCTCCTCGCTGATATATACCCCGGTGTCTGTGGCGTGGTTGTCCATGATGCGGTTGATGATCTGCCCGCCGGTAAGGGCAGGTTCAGGGAAGTGCAGATAGATGTGGCGCAGGAGCCGCTTGGCCTTCTCATCCGACAGTCGCACCGCCTCAGCCGTTGATGGGTTCACCTCATCGGGGCCAAAATCTTCTGCCGCGCTGACGGGGGCCTGGTCGCCGTCGGGTTCCGCTTCGGTTTCGATCCGGTCCTTGATCTTCCCGATCGCAAGCGAGATGCCGCGTAGCCGCTCGTGCAAGGCGTCGATATTGTCGATCAGCTCGGGCAGCTCGGGATAGTTCTTCGGGTTGTAGTCGTCTTGAGAGCGTAGGTGCTTGATGAGTTCTTCTCCGAAAAGGAGGACGCCGAGCATCATTCGGCGCACGTTTTCAGCTTCGTCGAGCTGGTCTTGTAGGTTAATCATGAGTATTCCTTTCGAGTGGGGGAGACGTGGTTGTCTCTTTGATCTACTGCCGATGTGGCGGGAAGTGTTTAGTTCCCCGCTACGGGGGCGTGGGCTAACGCGCCCCTCACCTATACGGCTTTGGCGGGTGGGGAAACCGGACGCGATTAGGCGTGATTTGTGTCACGTGTTGTGATTGGTGCTTTCCTTTGCAGCCGGGGCAGGTTGCCCACTTGAGTGTTTTCGGGTTGCGCACGATGCCGGCACCCCGGCACGTGCGACACGTGGTAGTGGTCATGGGCGGTTCCCTTCCTTGTAGCAGTCAGCGTGATACACGCGGTGGGGTTTCCCATCCGACCTCCAGACCGACGCGGTGTCCGTAAGGTAGATCGGTTGCCCACAGTAGGCGCACGGCAACGCGATGACGGTCATTCGTCCTCGTTGCCCTCATTCTCGGCCCCCTCAATAATGCTGGCCAGGGCGTCGATGCTCGCCGTGAAGGATTCCGTGGCGCATTTCAAAATGTGGGCGTCGCGTTTCAGAGACACTGCTACTCCCGCGACGCTGAGACCAAACAGGTCGTAAAGAGTGTCCTCGAAAGTGGCCCCTTCTTCCGTGGCGGCGTCGATCACCCGGCGGGTGAGGCGGATCTGGTTGCTAAGCAAGTCGATGGCCGGTTTTAGCGCGTCGAGAGCCTTGCCGGCGGCCCTTGCAGTAGCTCCAATCGTTTCTAGGTGTGACATGGCAGTTCCTTTCTATTGGTTTTGGCCCTGGAGGGCGCGGGCCAGGCGGGCAATGTCGAGCCGGATTTGTTCGGCGTCGAACGTGACGCCGCCCGCGAGGGATTCCAGGACGCGGATCTTGTCCTGGACGGTGGCCGTGTCATTGTCCGGGGCGTTGGCGTACCGGGCAACATAGTTCTTGAGTATGGTGATGTCATGCTCAGCCTCAGCAGTCGAGATCGCGAGGCTTTCGTAAACGTTTTCATTGGTCACTTTGGTGGCCTTTCAGTTAGTGGTGGTTATTCGTCGTCGGCGGTGATGTGATCGCGGGTGCCAGTGATGAGTGCGATGAAGTTGTCGAGAGTCATGGTCACCCATTGGCGACCGGGGACTGCGACGCCGTGGCGTTTGTGGGCGATGACCCCGGCGAGGGCGTCCGCGTTGCCGCGCTCTATCTCTGCTTCGCGCGCCCACCGTGGCAGGTTGAGCCCGTTGACGTTCTTGCACTCGATGGCGACGGGTTTGCCCCATAGTCGTAGCCCGGCAATGTCGCCCACGTCTTTGGTGCCCAACCTGACTTGTCGGTCGATGCGGTCATCGACGTGGGTTGCGAGGTAATCGGCAATGAGGCGTTCAAAACTGGCCCCGGCTTTTTTCGCGCTGGCCCTATTCCGGTCCGCCATTATAGCACGCTCCCTTCGGTGTCAGCGTCCTTGGCGTGGGCGTCGAGCGTGGTGAACAGGTTAGCCACGGCGGTTGAGAGTTGGATTACTTGGTGGTGTGCTGCGAACGTGTGCTTTTCAAGCGCGTCGCGCAGGGCGTCGAACTGGTCGCTGGATGCGGCGGCACTGTCGAAGGCGAGGGCCTTGATGTTGTTGGCGGTTTCTTTGAGCCGGTTGGCGCGTGCGTGGGCCGCGTGAGCGGCGTCCATGATGTCGTTTGTCGCGGTTTCCATGTGGTTGCTGGCCCTTTCGTTAGTCCTGGTTGTGGGCGTTGTGCAAACGACGGGCGCGGCGGGAGAGTTCGGCGCGCTGCTCGTCGGTGAGCTGACGGCGTTCACGCCCCGCACTGGCAAGGTTGAAACTGGCCTCGTCAGCGTTGACCTCGAAACGCGCCCACTCTGTTGCCCCGAAGTAGCCAGTCTCAACTTCGCGGAACACTGTGGGTTTCTTGCGTAGCGCGGTGAGGATTCGGCGTTGGCTGGTTTCGATGCGGATGGTCGGTTCGCCGTCGTTCATGGTGAGGATAGTTTCGCGTTCGATGGCGGTCAGTCTTTTGACTGTGCTTGCGTCGGCGGTCGTGGTTCCCATTTTTTGCTCCAATTCGTCTTGCTCTGATTGGTTTTCGATGGTTTGAGTGTCGGGGTGGTAGGGTAGGTTGGTCATGGGGCGTTTAGGCCGTGAACGTCGTGTGAGCGTCAGCGAAAACACCCCATGTCCAACTTGTCCGATTTAGAACGGCGGGGTGGCGCCCTGCGCTGTCGCCCACGGATCGTTCACTGTGCCGCCCTGTGGCGCCCCGAAACTGGCCTGACCATGCTGGGGTACCTGGCCGCCCTCCCCGGCCCCGTAGGCGGCACCCTGGGACCGATTTTGGGGGCGCGGAGCGACCGGCACCCGCCCAACGGTTGCCCCCACCAGCTCCAAGGCGTACCCGGCCGTGCCGTCCTTGCGAGTGAACTCATCCACGACAAGCGTCCCCGTCGCAGTCACCTTGTCGCCCTTGTTGAACGCTTCCGCCCACGCCTCGGCCTCGTCCTCGAACGCGGTCAGCCGGTACCACTGCGCGGCACCCCGATCCTCCCACTCGCCGGACTGACTCTTACGGCGCGGCGTGGCACCAACGCTGATCGTGCATACCGCAAGCCCGTTCTGACCTGTGTACTTCAGCTCCGGTTCACGCCCAATGTTGCCCGTGATCGTGATCTTGTTTGACATGTTTTTCCTTTCGGTTAGACGGCCTTCACGGCCATGTGTGAAATCTTCGTGAGCGGCTTGCTGATACGCGGCGAGTCAGGGGCTGGCGTGAGCTGACAAGCCGCTAACGCTCTCGCCTCGCGCTCACTATCGGTCGCCGCCCCTTGGAGCACGGCCCGGCGCCATGCCGCCTGGTAGGCCAAGGCCCGACCCCCGGTCCACCCTTCGACAATCTCCGGTAGTGGCACTTCCCGACGCCCTGCGAGAGCTTCCCGGACAAGGGACGCTTGGAACGCGCCCACCGCGTTCCACAGCTCGGCGGGCTGAGCGAAACCGCTCCCTGTGGTGGTGGTCATGTCCAGCACTGCGGCGGCCAGCTCGGTGTACGTGAACGGCTCCCTGTGGCGCTTGACGCACCACAAGGACATGGAGTCAGCCCAAAGTTCAGCCATGCCGGGCTTGTAGTTCACGCGGTTAGCGAGGTCAAGGTTCGTCAAAATCAGTGCCATGCCGGCGGCATCGCAAGGCTTGCTTGGTGCGACACCGGCGTTAGCGGCGCGGGCGAGTTCCCGGTCAAGGATGCTCACGGGGCTCCTCCGATCTGGAGCATGTCCTGGTTGTGTTGGTCTTGTTTGGCTTGTTGGAGTCGGGCGAAGTCAGCGGCAGCGGCTTGTTGCGACCTGGTGTAGGGCGTGGTGGTACGTGCGGGGAGAGCGCTTTCACGCCAACCGTCTTTACGTAGCCACCTGGCCGCCGCTGGCGTGTAGGTCGGGACACGATTCGGGTCAGCCGCATAGCGGCGCGTGCCGTCGAGAATGTTGGCAACCGTGTCCCGGCGGGTGGCGGCCCGCCATGCCCGGTATTGGGCTTTCTTATCGTGGGCTTCCCGTTCGTGGGGGTATGCCTGATGCCATTCGAGGAAGTCAGCGGGGTAGTGGCGGCTCTTACCACGGGTGGGGAGTTTTTCCCACGTGGGGTAGTCCTCCCCGTCGTTGCTGTCGGTGGTGGTGTCGTGGACGACGGCGAGAGCGGCCCCGGTTGCGGGTTCGGGAACACCGTCCCCCGGCAGGGGGACTATAGGGGGTATATATATGGTCGGGTCGGGTCGGGTCGGGCTGGACGGACTCCCGCCGGGAGTCCCGCCGGTAGTCCCGGCGTCTGTCCCAAGGGTGTCCCGCCGGGACAATTCGGGGACATCTTCCGACCCTGTTCCCCCTGCCGTAGTATAACGCCCCTTAGAACCCCTGCGGTAGCGCCGTTTTCTCTCCTTTTCGCGCTCTCGTTTCGCTACAATGTCGGCTCGTGTGGGCTGATATTCGTTCCAGTTATGGAACTTATAACCGTCCTTTGTTCGCTCCCAAAGTCCCGCTTCCACAAGCGCATTTGCGGCACGAGTTTGGCGAGAGTTTGGCAGAACTATGGCAAGAGTTTGGCGAGACATTTCCCCATCGGTCTCATGCATCGCGCAATAAGACCCAGCCGATACCCACAACGCCTTAGCCTCAATGGGTAGCATCATCCACTTTGGATGCGACCAAAGACGGTCATCAACCTTGAACCACGCCACGGCTATACGCCTCCTTCCATGTGACTAAAAACCTTGTTCCTTGCTCTCCATTTGGCGACATCTTCCGCCGTCTCCGCGTCTAGCTGCGGGGGCAGGTCAAGCACGCTTGTTGTAGCAAACTCCTGGTAGGTGTCCACCTCCGCACGCGACATGTACCCCGTCTTGCGCAACAGCTTGGCCAGCTGCACCAACAAAACGCGAGTGTTGTTCGCTGACAATTGGCACCCGTCGATGTGCACCGTCCCGCCGACTACTCGCACATTGGTGTGGGAGTAGTGCCCGCGTGACCGGGCAGCGGTCCCGAACGCAACAATGTCCCTACGGGGCAGTAGCCCCGTGTACGTCACCTGTGCCTTGTTGCACGCGCTCACACGCACCAGGGTCTGGTCACGGTCAGCCCACCAGCTCGAAATCTTCACCCCACACCACCACTCGCGGCCTGATCGTCTCTATCGCGTCACACATGGCTCCCCATAGGCCGCTACGTGTCCCCGGCGCCATCCCTAGCCGTGGTGTAGCCCCAGCAAGGGAAAGATCCTGGCAGGGTGAGCCGCCCGCGATCACGTCAACCGGCTCCACACTCGCCCAGTCCACGGCGGTGATGTCGCCAAGGTTCGGGGCGTGCGGGTAACGGTAGGAAAGCACACGGGCGGGTCCGTCCCCCGTGTCGCTCGTCCACACGGCGCGCGTGTTGAACACGGCCTCTACGCCCATGTCTAGGTCCCCGTACCCGCTGAAAAGGCTCCCCAGCTTCACGCCCCTACCCACTTCCACACTTGGGCAAGGTGCCCCGTATCGGTCGGGCGTCGCACCCCGTCAACGGCCTCAATTAGGCGCTCGTCACGCATGACACCGCGCTCGGTCGCCAACCTGTTCGACCTGACCGGGTAGGTGCACCCGTGGCTAGCCGCCCACTGCCTGACCTCGTGGTCGGTCGCACCCTCCGGGTACGCTTCGGTGAGCGCGCGCCGTACCCAGTACCGGGAACGCGCCCGGCGCTTATCCGGCTCATGCTCCGCAGCCATCCACGACGACACCGGGTCAGTGGACCTCGCGGGAAGGTGGTTAGGCAGCGCCATGACCGTCCCCCTCCTCTTGTTCGGCGCGGGCCATGTCGTCAGCCTCAAAGCGTGCCGCCGCCACCTTCGCCTCACACTCGACACAACCGCACACGCGCGACGCCAACACGTCTTCAATGAGCGCGAACGCCCCCCGCACGCCCGTGTTGTAGGCCGCCCGCCTCGTCCATATGCGCCGCCCGTACTCAGGCCGCCACAAAAAAGACTTCATGTCTGGCCCTTTGTGCGCCATCATGAGAGCACCAAGAGCACCAAAAGAAAAGCGTCGCGCCCACCGGGCCTCTTGCGACAGTTCCCGCCCGGCCTGCTCATAACCTTCAACAGCGCCAAGAACGTAAGCGAGACTGTTCAGGGCACGTTCAGCGTGCTCGGCACCGATCCGCTCTCCCCACGCCAAGCGGTGCGTGTAGCTCATCATCCCTGGCTCTCCTTCTCTTTGAGGGCGGCGGCCACGGCGGGCCGTTGGAGTAGGTGGCCGGTAAACTCCGCCCACAGTTCGCCGCTCAGGCGGCGCATATCCTTCGTTGTTGCACCGCGTCGCCCGGCGAACCAATACACGTATTCCTCCCACTGCGTCTCGGTCCACCCTTCGGCACGGCACACGATCTCTTTGATCTGCACGCGCGAGTCCTCGTCGCGTGTAGTGGTGTCCTCGACGTGTTCTGGTGCGGTCGCTGGTGGTGTCAGCGGCGATACCGTGTGCGGTGCCTTCTTCCCGCGCGTCGCTGTCAAGGACAGCTTGATAGGCGCGTCAATGTGGGAAAGGTGGCTGATCTTGATCCCGCCAACCTCTTGCCCCCCATATTTCACCGTGGCGTCACGGTAGAGCGTTATCCACCGGCCAGGGTAGGCGCTCATGTCCCGCCCCCACGCGAATTCCAAGACTTTACGCATGGACTTCGACGGCTTGTAGGGGCGTCCATCCCAACCCGTCAGATGAATCTGTACTGGCTGCTCCCCACCCACTACGTAGGCATCTACGACGCGCGCTGTGATAGGGCCGCCGATAAGATCGTCCGCGTTCAGCTGGTCAGATTTTGCTAGCGTCGTCGCTGAAATGTCATACCTTGGTTCAAGTCCGCTCATTATTATTCCTCCTCGTCAAGTTCCGTGTTTGCATACCAGGCGGGTGGGCCAACTAGCCCTGTTTCTGCTGGAATTCCAGGCCACTCGCCACTGTCGTTACACACCCGCCACGTGGTGAGCGCGCGCTCCATCTGTGTCTTGCCGATCCGCTCAAACTCGGCATCCAACTCCACAACGGCAACGAGATACGGTGGCGTCTTAGCCACCACAACGTGAAGGAAACGGGGCGCAACATCGCCCGTGTTCGCTTGCCATATATGGCGGTACCATTCCCTCTGTAGCCCGTAGTGGTAAGTGGCAGATATACGCGAAAAGTTGTCCAGGGTTGGTGTTGTTGCACTAGTTTTCAGATCGACTAGCACCGCGTCGCCCGTGTTGTTGGTGGGTGCGTGTACCCAGTCCACCCGCCCCCGCATCCACACCCCCGCGTTTTGGGCGTAAATGGACACCTCCGGGTCGCCCGCTTCAAATAGCGCGCACGCGATAGGGTGAGCAAGGACAGCATCCGCCATAGCGATGGGCACTTCAAGGTCTTGCCCCTTGACGGGAATCTGCCCATTTTCGCGTGCCTCAGCCGCGAACTCCCGCGCCGCTTTCGTGGTCGCCGCCCCACCCTTACCAAGAACACGCTCCGGGTAGGCCACAACCTCCAAGCCAACGCCCAACACAAGACCGTGAACGATATGGCCAAGGTCGAACGCCTTAGACGGCGGTTGCGGGTTGTTCTTAAACCACATGTACGTGGCGGGTGTCTCAAGTAGGCGCTTCGCTTCCGTTGAGGATAAGGACCCGCCATCGGGGCCAAACACCCCACGGTGGTAATCAAGCTCCGGCACACCATAGTAAATGCCGGCACCGTTAAAACTCATTGCCCATCCCCTTCACTCTCGTGTTTCCTTTTCGTGCCGTGTTTGTGCCCGTCTTGTACGGGGCTCAATACTGATCCCCGCCGCTACGGCCCGTTGCTGGTCGATGTAGTCCACATCAGCGGTAGGGGAGAAACGCCACGCCCGGCCCACTTTCACCGCCGACGGGAATAGGGACACGTTGCGCCTAACCCATGAGGCACTAACCCCTAGTCGGGCGCCAAGTTCCTCACTGGTAATCATTTCCCCACCGCGACTTCCCACGCCCGTTCAGCGTCCGCTTCGTCCATCTCGGCCCGTGTCAACGCCGTGTTGAGCACCTCCGCGCCGAACTTCTCGCACGCCTCACAGATAAGGTCCAGTGCCCAGACCACATCCGTGCGGAAGTCATCCACTGTCAGCTCATCGTCACCCTCGGAAAGGTCCTGTTCTTCAAAGGTTTCAATGAAGCCGAGTATCTCTGTGAGGTGAAATTCGATATCTTCGAGTGGGTCAACGTCAAAATATTTACTTTCCATCATGTTTCCTTCGGCTGTTCGTCCAATGTGTTGTGGCGTCGGTGGTACGTGTAGCAACCGGCGCATAGGCCGCGCCCGGCGTACCGTTTCGTGCCCGGCGCGCTCGACGCCGGGACGTGCGCGCCACGCAACTCCGCCCCGCACCGGGCACACTTTTTACCCATTGCCCTGCGCTTTGGTTTACGGGTAAGGTGGGCACGCTCTGCTGCGGTCAGACCCCCGTAGATCCCGTACCGGCTCATGGTTGCTCTGCCATCCTCGGCGCGTCTGGCTATCGCCAAGCACTCAGCCTTGACCGGGCACTGTGCGCATATCTCTTTCGCTTCTCGCACGGCGTTCTGCGCGCCGGGCCGGGGGAAGAAAAGGACGTCGGCGTCAGCCTTGTCCAGTTCGGCGCAAGCGGGGGACTGGTCCACGGCTACCCGTCACCGCCCGCCAGCGGCCTTGCGGTGGGCCTTGCCGCTGTACAAGGTGGCCGCTAAGAACATGGCGGTCACGCCCGCACACAGCAAGGTGTAGCCCAGCTCGTGCAGCTCTAAGTGCGTTCGGATAGTAGCCACGCCCCAAACGGCAGTAGCCAACGCCCCGATAAGTGTTGTGGCCTTCATTCATGCCACCGCCTTCGAGTGCGACGTTGCCGTGCGCTTCACGATGCCGTTCTTCACCATGAACGCATACGTGTAAGCCCTGTACTCAGGGCCAGGGTAAGGGTGCGCGAACCCTGGACGTGTCCGCCTCTTTACTTTGGTGCTAGTGCTCATTTTCGTGTTTCCTTCTACTCCGTAGGGTTGTCGAATCTGTATGGTGAAATGTCATTTGGCGTGTGTTCGAACCATTCCCGCTCCAACCACGGGCCAAGCCACGGGGATAGGAACGGCACATCGACCAGCACACGGTGTTTCGTGCGGGTGAACCAGTCATCCCGCCAATCGAAAACAATCGCCACCTCGCGGGTGAGGTCACGGATCTCGGCCATTGCCTCAATCGCCAGGTCCAAGTCCGATACGCTGTTGTCCTCGATAGGGAATCCGATTTGGAGTCGGCCACTGGCACGGGCGACGCCATCCCCGCAGTCAGCGGGTAGGGTGTGCTGGCCCTTACGCGGCATGGCCCTCAGCCCGCTCGGCCTCACGGGCGGTTGCCCAGACAGCTATTTCACTAAGCTGATCCGCAAGCCCGGCCTTGATCGCGCCCACCATGAACGCCGTGGTTGGCTCCTGCTTGCCGTTGAGCACCGCGTTGAAGAATTGGCGAGAGACGCCAATAGCTTTTGCGAGCGCCCCTTGCGTCATCTCGGTCTGCTCCACTCGACGGCGAAACGCCGGGGTTATTACAAGCTTCTTATCCAAGAATCACACCTCATTTCAGAATCCGTAATTTTTGTTCCGATATCCGTAAGCTACACGGCGCGACGATAGCTGTCAACTTCTTTTCGGAATTAGTTTTACAGAATCCGTAAATGGTGTATGTTTAGGCTATGGAATCTAGAGAATGGCTACAAAAAGTAGCCGCAGATAAAAACGGAAAAGTTGTCGTCAGCGCAATATCAAAGCGAGCACACATCGCAAATAGCACCCTCACCGATAGGCTCAACAATCCGGAAGGTTTAACGGTAGATCAAGTGATCGCCATCTGCCGGGCCTACAGCTACCCATTTGCTCAAGGCTTGCTTGACCTTGGCTTCATTACTGAGGCCGATCTCCGACTGCCCGCGATTCAAGCAACACTTAGAGATGCAACAGACCAGCAACTCGTAGATGAAATAGCCCGGCGCCTAGAACACGGCAACCGTGCCGCGTTTGACAAGCCCCTCCGCCCCGTCCCGCAAAAACTGTCGGACGCTGAAACTAAACTCCCACCTGTGGAAGAACTGGCCGCCAACCCTCACCAACTCGACCCCGAACAAGGCGACCACATCGAATAACGAAGGAAGGAACCCAAAGCCGTGACCCTCGACCAGCTCATCTGCCTAGCCGAGAGTCACGGCATCACAATATCCTGGACCCACCTCCACACCCGCGCCGCCTACCACCACAAAACGCGCACCATCTACCTAGACCACGCCCTCAACACCCGCCCACGTCACGCGACCGCAATCCTCGCCCACGAATACATCCACGCCCTCATGGGGCACACCGGGCCGCAAGACGCCCACACCGAACGCCTCGTAGACCTCCGCGCCGCACAACTACTAGTATCACCCGCCGAGTACGCGCTCGCAGAACAACTCCACGACGCCAACCCGCACGCCATTGCAGACGAACTCAACCTCCCGCTATGGGTTATCACCGCTTATCGGGAGCACCTCGCAGCCAGTACGCTACAACAACAAGCTATAGCATTAATGGCGGGCGAAAAAGTCGCCCAAAAATAGGCCGGAAGTAAGCTCGCCCCCGTTTTACTCTGTGTCAATTGACACGCGAACCGTCCCATGCGTGCATAAACTGCACGCAACCAGGCGCGACACAACACGCACAAAACCGTGCCACGCCAACGAAAACCCCGAAAACACGCCAACCCACAAAACCCCGCCGCCAAAATTCGAGTCCCACGGGGCCTACCACTAAAACCGCATAAACTCAACAAAAACCCAAACGCCCCTAACCTCGTTGACACAACCGTTGACACAGACACACGTGTGGCACGCTAAGCTAGGGGTATGCCAAAACCACACCCCTACAAGAAAAGCGACGGCACTATAACATGGCGCGTCCGCTTCCGACTCGCACCAAACGCCAACCCCGTCAGCGAAACGTTCACCACCTATGAGGCCGCCCACGACTTCGCCCACCTCATCGACACCGTTGGCCCCGTAGAGGCCCGCCGCATCCGCGACGCCACCACCACCCACCCAGGCGGCCTCACACTCGCCACCGCGTTCACCCAATACCTCACCCACGTCGCCACCTACACCGAACCAGACACGCCACACCGGTACCGGATCGTAGCCGAACACTCATGGCTGCCCACACTAGGCCACTACCCCATCAACGCTCTCACCCGTGCGCACGTAACCGCGTGGCTCGCCAAACAGCGCGCCACACCCACCTACAAGGGCACCCCGCCCGNCCACGCCCTCATGGGGCACACCGGGCCGCAAGACGCCCACACCGAACGCCTCGTAGACCTCCGCGCCGCACAACTACTAGTATCACCCGCCGAGTACGCGCTCGCAGAACAACTCCACGACGCCAACCCGCACGCCATTGCAGACGAACTCAACCTCCCGCTATGGGTTATCACCGCTTATCGGGAGCACCTCGCAGCCAGTACGCTACAACAACAAGCTATAGCATTAATGGCGGGCGAAAAAGTCGCCCAAAAATAG